CTCTCCCCTTCGACCCGTCCTTCCTTGCCGAAATCCAGAAGATGACCCCTGAACAGTACGGGGAGTTCATTATCCGTCTCGCGCAGGAAATCCCGACCGACGTCCTGATCGAGCAGCGTAAGGCGGCGCTTCGCATCATCGCGGCAGACACAGACGGCTACGAGAACTTCCTTGCCTACTATGAACTGATTCACGGCACGCCGCTGGTGGAGCATGACCTGGATCCTGTTCGCAAAGCATTCGAGGCGCACGCAAGAGGAGAGATATTCGAGTGGTTGGGTTTTCGTGGTTGTAGGAAAACAACAACCATTGATATTACCCTCGGTTCTTTCCTGCACGGCCATCACCCCGAAGGCACAGGGATCGTCACAGGCGCAAACGACCCCAACAGTAAACTCATTGCCAAGTCCATTGCCCAGATCATCGAGAGCCATCCAGAGTTTCGGGCGGTATTTCCCCATATCCTGATCGACAAGGAGCGCGGCTGGGGCGCGGAAGGGTACTGGATACGAGACGGCAGGATGTCACGCGAAACCTGGACCGCGCAGCAGGCAAAGGTCAACGACCCGTCGTTTGTCGGCGGTGGGTATAAGTCCTCGGAGATCAACGGCAAGCACCCGACGCTGTACCTGTTCGTGGACGATCTGCACGATATCGACTCTTCCTCTAGTGTGACCGAGCGGGAAAATATCAAGACGGTGTTTTTGACCCAAATCCTCCCAACATTGGTGAGCGAGGGCGGGAAGCTCCTGGCCTGGGTGAATATCACAGGGGTTCCTTTTGCGAAGGACGATACCTACCACGTCCTGAAAGACAGCGGCGGCGTGGTGTTTGTGAGCCTGCCAGTCATGAAGCGCGTGGCAGAGGGAACCATCGGAGCAGTCTATATCGACGGGGTAAATCCTAAAACAGGCGCGGTGTACGAGGACATAAAAGGCTGGTGGGTTCTGACTTGGCCGGAGAACTTCAACAAAGATGTAATCATCTCTTGGCGCAGCAAGGGTAAGTCCTCATTTTGGCAGATGTTCATGCTGGATATTGAAATCGCCAAAACAGCCGGACTCACCTATTATCTATACCCGCACGACCAGATTTCTTACATGTGGCCCACGTATGGCGGAGCAGACCCTACGAACGTTGAACCCGACAAAGAGGTGGGAGGAGAAAAACGCTCCAGTTTTGCTTTGTGTTACCTCGCCACTCCTCCGACAGGTGGCGCGGTGGTCGTGGATGGATTTTTGAAACCATGCGGCATTCTGGAGGCGAAAGAAACGATCTTGCGAGCACAGAGCATGTTTTCTAACTGGCGCACAACTGCTGTTGAGAATGTGGGTGGTGGAGCAGTTTTTTTGCAATATTTGCGGCAAGATGCCCGCGTGAAGTGTCAGGCAAGCAACTTGGCTAATCCTACCCAGAAACGCATCGCAGACAAAAAGACGCGTTTTCTCCTAGAGACTCACCCACACATGGATAATGCCATGCTACGAATAAGCGATTTGGAAACGCCGTTCAACATGGCGCTACGGAAGCTATGCGACAACTTTTTTGACATTGATGTGAAAGACGAAGCAGTGGATGCAGGCGATAGCTTGTATCATGCAATGAAATCAATTTCGCATTTGTTTAGAATATCCGAAGCGGATAATCTAAGCCCGCAGGCATTGAACTCACGGGGCGGGTTGTATCATCCACTTGCGGGAGGAATACCACATGGCAGATGAACTAAAAACAAGCGAAGAAGTCCTGCGGATCGGCGACGTGGCTGGGCTTGTGACCCAGATGCTCGCAGACGACAAGCCCAAAATGGAACTATTCACTCGTATCGACGCGGCGGTGGCGTGTGTGTTCGAGCCAGATGCGAATATCAAGGCTTTGCCCTGGGTGCAGAACAGGCACTATGGTATGCCAGATATTGCGGATGCGAGGAATACAGGGGTTAGGACATTTGCAACCCTCATGCCACAGATCGAGATCGCACCCCTCAACGACGAAGCACAGGAGTATGAGCGCACGGATATGGCCGAGCAAGCCTGGATGTGGGAATTTGAGAGGATGAACAGAGTGGGCAAGAAGTCCATCCATGAGCAGATCATGGAGGATGCCATGAGCTATCACGCGGTGGCGCTTCAGACGAAGTATCTGCCGTATGCCCTAAAAAGACAGGAGAAGTCGCCGAAGGTAAAGGCGATGCTGCGCTCCCGCTGCTTTGATTGGATCCGTCACCACCCCGCGACGGTTCACCCGCGCTATTCGGACTACGGGTTGGAAGCGGTGGCGAAAGTGCATCCGTATTCGCTGCAAACCCTGATCGACAATTTTGGCGTGGGAAATCCAGGGGTTGCGAAGCTCATGGAAAAGCACAGGAACGCGAAGAAGGATGAGCTTCTCAGGACGAAGTATATCCTTGTGGATTATATGGATTGGAAGAACAGGGTACAGTTTGCCCTGCCCTCTCCCACCGAAAACATCCCGTCTGTGCTGGGTGAGAGTGATATTGTCTTTATGAACGAGGCGCACGGCCTGCCGTTCATCCCCTGGGTGATCGTGGACAAGGGCGACCCGATCTGGAAAACGGTCATCCAGAGCGGCATGTGGGATAACATGCAGTACCTCAACCTCATCCGCTTTGCAAAGGCGATCGAGCAGGGTACGAGGTCGAATATCGTGGTGCAGACACCGGACGGCACGCTGAAGAGTGTTTGGATCGACCCCGCCAACCCCTCCAACCCCATTGTGACGCCCTTGGATGGAACGGTGGTACGGGAGCTTTCCGCGGCGCCAATCGATCCGCAACTGGAAAACATCTTCAACGGCATGAAAACCGACGCAGCCTCCTCCACTGTCTCGCACGTCCTGCGCGACCTTTCCCGTTTTGGGGATACACCGTTTTCATCGGTTAACCAGATGGTGAATTTGGCTTTGGGGCAATTGGCGCGGGCCAAGAACGCGGCGGAGGATGCAGAATCCATTGCCATTTACCAGGGCTTTGAGTGGATTTCCCACTCTGGCATTCCCTTCAATGCGTACAGGCCGAAGGACAAGGATAGCAAGGTGGAGGGCAAGACGAATGGACGAGGCGGGCAGATTTACATCTCGCCCAAAGAGGCGCCGGATGAGGAAGAAATCTCGAGGATGAGCGAGAAAGAGATCGCGATGCTTGAGCGCACCGTCTATTACGACCTCGAATCTCTCTATATCCGCGTCCATCTGCAATCCAACAACGCCACAGATGAACAGAGTAGGCAGAATGTGGTGATCAACGCCATCGACAAGATGAAGATGAGCGTAAAAGAGGCGTGGGAGAAGATGGGCTGGGGAGATAAGTATGAGATTAGCCAGACCCAACGGCGCGAGGAGATGTTCGAGGACATTGAAATGCAGAATGAGGCCATGCGCGCCAATATGGAAGTGCGAGAACAGATCCGCCAGGAACTGATGCAGGAGATCCAACAGCAGCAGGCAGAGGCGCAGAAACAGGCTCTTGAGCAGCAAAAGAGCCAACAGGCGCAATTGAACGAGCTAGGCGGCGGAAGCCAGCCGACCACGCAAGGGTTGGATATGAGGGCAGGCGGCAATCCGCAGGCGCTTGCCGCGCCGCAGAATACACGTGAGCAGGTGAGCGGATTTTCACGCAGTGGAGAACAGATACAGAGGTAGTTATGAGACGCCGTGATCTTCTCGTTGCCAAACTAAAAGCCAAACAAAAAGTACGCGAGGCGCTCATTGCTCACAAGATGAAGTTTGCGCCTCCCCAACCACAGGAGAACCAAGATGGCAAATCGCAAAATTGGGGGAGCACCCCCCAGACGACCCCGCCCGATCAACCCGCGGGATACGGCAGCCTCGACGGGGCTGGCGGTCAACCTATTTAGGAAAATTCAAGTGAGAAAATTCTCTAAAATAGGTTTGAGCAGCCAAGTCGTATGCTTTGGCGGCTTCGTCGGGATTAGAAAAATAGCCAAGGAAAACCAGTTTTCCATCAACTCTTATGCTGGCTCTGTATTTCCTTCGCTCTTTGTTCCAGGATACGCCTTTGAATCCAGTAGTGTTATTGCTCTGCTTGCCGCGGTTGCTTTGATTCTGTCCTTGTGTGCATTTCCTCAGGTTGTGTCTTTGATTGTCCAGGCCGTCGAAATTCTTGTGGTCTATCTTTATTTTTGGATCAGTGACGCCCATAATTATGCGATGCATAGTCACGTGTTTGCCATTTTCCCTGCGCCTTGCGTACCATCTCTTTTTATCATTGCTTTCATGCGCACCCCATTTCCACTGGTTCAGCCATTCATAATCAGAATCGTCAACCAATGCGGCCTTTCCTCGTGTAAGCTGTATTTCTTTCATTGTTTCCTCAAACAAAATACCTCTTCGTTTCGCGGGCTAGCGCGAAACAAAGAGGTATTTGGATTGTATCAGAGAATTGCTTGCTAGCCCAAGCAGTCCAGTTAGCTTGATTATACCACAGGTGATTTGATATGCCTCCAACTCCTAACAGACGCAGACCTCGCCCAATAAATCCACGGGATACAGCAGCAAGCACCGGACTTGCTGTAAATCCGAACGGAACCTACGTTTCCAACCCCTACCCCACGACCGCGATGAGTGGAGCGTTAGGGCAGTATGGGGCGATGCATCCTGCTAATGTGCCACCGGTGCAGGTGTCTAATCCATGGAGTGCTATAAATACACCGAGACCGGGAGGGTTGTTGCCTGTAGCTGTAACAAATCCTTGGGCTGCACAGCAACCAGGACAATCTCCAGGGTTTATCCAAAGCGTTATTGGTGCGGCAAACACAGGGCAGACGTGGATACAACAGGCGGCGAGCCTCAGTAGACCGCCTGCAATCCCGCAAACCCCAAACAACCTCAATAGACCTGTGTCTCCTCTTGCTAATCAACTCATTCAACAAGGCGTGCCCACGTCTGCCGCCAATCAAATCGGCTCGTTCGCGCCGACCTACTCCGCCTCGCAGGGACATCCTGACCCCGGTCTCCTTCAGAGGATCGCCAATAACCCCGAGGAGTTCAACGCCTTGAACCCTGCCCAGCAGGACGCGGTAACGAGACTCTTGGAGCAATCCGCGGGCGGCGGTGGAGGTGGTCAGGCGCCGACCAATAAAGGGGATTTCTACGGCTACGAGTTCAACCCAGATACCGGACGGTCTGAGCGTGTCGTCAAGAACGCCGCGACGGGCGGGGATTTCCTCAAGGAGTTACGCTGGGACCCACAGAAGAAAAAGTATGTGCAGATCGGCACGCTGATCAAGCAAGGCAAGCTCGATCTTCAGGGCAGGACGCATAAAGGCAGACGTCAGAGACAGATCGAGAATGCCGCCCACCGCCAGGCGACATCCGCCCCCGCCGCGCCTCAGGTACAACAGACCACCGAGGGGTTTATTGGTGGATTTGGAGTCGTGAACTTCAATACATCGAGTGGTTAGGTTTATGAGTGCAAATATTCATAGAACTTCAAGTATTCGTAGATTTTCAATGCAATCTCTGGATAGGTCATAAATGCCCACCGATCCGAACCGCATCCAACAACTCGCACAAGCCTACGTCGCAAAAAGGCAGGCGGCTCAGCCGCAGCCTTCGTTTGGCGTCCCCAAGAAAAAGACGCTGGACGAACAGATCAACGAGATGCCCAACGCGAACAAGCTGACAAACGTCGAGCGCAAGATATACGGCGCGTTGCCAGGTGTGACGACCTGGATGGAGAATCACCGTATCATGGGGAAAACCGTCTCGGAGCAACTGGATAAGTTCAATAATTCCTGGGCAGGCAGAGCTCTTAACTTTATGGATATAGGCGCAGAGGGGTTGGAACGGGCGGGTGGGTTATTTGATCAAATTTCCTCAGACCCCGACTTCGATTGGGATAACTTACGAGCCGCTTGGTATGCGGGCTCTTTGACTTACGAAACATCCAACTTGCCACAGTTGGTACGGGGCAGAGACGGAAAAATTATCTACCGCGTGCCAACCGACTTGCCAGGGACAGAGGGTTTACATGCAGCCAGAGCTAAGATTCAGAAATACATCGACCAGGGATTAGACCCGAAAGAAGCACTTGCAAAGGCAAGAGATGAATACTATAACGGCCTAGGGGCGTTGGCAATACGGGCCCAGATGCAGGATACATTTTTTCATTTCCTGGGCGATCCACTCAACGTTCTAACTGGAGCACTCAAACCCGTTGAGGCCCTCAAGGCTCGCCGCTTTGCCGCGCTTACCACCAAGCTCACAGGCGGGGCGGAGGAGTTCTTGCAAGGGGCGAATAAGGCGGGGGATCTGATCAAGACTGCCGCCAATGCAGAAGAAGCCCTGAAGTATGCGGATGAGGCGTTCCAGCTCGCGCAACTGGCAGGGGACAGCAAACAGGCAGCGAAGTATGCAGAAGAAGCGACCAGACTGGCAACAGGCTTGGGCAAAGCCGAGGACGCTACCCGTTATACGTCTGAGGCTGCAAGACTTGCGGGCATGAGCGCGGAAGAAGCTGCAACCTTCTCCGAGGATGCCCTCAGAGCCATCGGTAAAAAGCAACTGAACAGCGTAGATAAGTTCGCCATTATGATGACAGGCGGCGATCCCTTCCGGCCCTCTGCCTTGGGAAAGAAATTGGCAGGCGTTCCCATTTTGGGAAAAGCGGCAAACCTGTTCCAACTGACCCCGGAGTCAAAGGCGCGGGAACTGCTAACAATGGTCTCAGACAACATCGGCGCAAATGTCATTGCCCGCATGATGACAAACCCTAATGCTGAGGCGGATTTCGTCTCGTACATGCGCCGCGTGGCAAAGGGGGCGACGGGGATTGAGTACGGGCATGGGATGATGACCCTGGAGGGTCGCACGGTGCAGGCATTTGTCAAGGGAGCGGAGGCGGATATCGAGAATATGTTCCAGACCTTCTCCGAACTTGCGCCCACAAGAGGAAAGCTGGATTTTATCTCGCAGACGCTGGGCGAATCCCCCGAAAAACTCCTACGACTGATGGACGAAAACCCCGACGCAGTTTTGAAGATGCTTGCCAAATACGCTCCAGAAAACCCGCAAATTGCCCTGGCGCTGCAAAGTGGAGAGATAACCTCGGACGGCCTGCGGGCGATCTCTAAATCCATTGGAGGTTTGCCCTACAACCGTGAGATGTTCTTCGCGCAGGCGATGGATGCGATTGAAGCGGCCGCCATGCGGCAGGCAGTGGTGCAGTTTGGGGTGAAGAGCAAAGGGGCGCTGACGAGATGGTCTGATGCGATCAAAGCCGCTGAGTCGCTCGCCTTCCTGAAGCTCAACCCTGGCTACCCTATTCGGAACAAGATCAACAACGACGCGACTATGCTGGCGCGGGGGTTGTTTGGCATGGTGGACGATGCGGGGATCGATAAATTCTGGAACGATTTCGGCGTGATCCCTGCCCGGCTTGGGAAAGCGGAGCTGGCGCAGGAAATATCAGGCAAAGCCGAAAAGCTCAAAGAGGCAGACCGTATTTTGGCAGACGCCCTCAAGGGCGGCAACTACGGCACACCGGAGAAGGTAAAAGAGTTTTTTAGTAAGATCAATTTGGGCAAAGCGGATTTTGCAGGGTTTTGGGGACAGAAGATAGAAACAGCAGCCAGTCGCAAGTCCCTCACGCTGGGTACACAGCAATTTTTGAGGAGATTGTATAAGCCAAAAACCGCGCGGGAATATCTCAACCCGAAGATATTGGACGAGATTGCGAACGTCTCTCCAGGCTTTGAGAGAGAGTTGAATAACGCCATCCGAGCCAGCGGCGCGATGGAGGGGAAATTCGATAGTCTCCTCAAAGCCAACCTGAATGTGAATGTGGATTCCATCCTGGATGATGTCACGCAAACCGCAGGCGTGGATGTGCGGGCTATGCTTGGCGATGAAGTCTTGGAGCATATCCACCAGGGCTTGCCTGAGGCAATCCAAAAAGGCAACGTGGACGCCTTCATTGCCGCCACACGGCAGAAGATCAACGCGCATATCGAGGATTTGTTCAATAAGCAAATCGAGAACGTGGTGGAGCATGTCAAGGCACAGGCCGCGGCGGGTGGTCCGAACGTCTGGAACAACAAACTCGCGGAAGCCCAGGACTTATTCTGGGGCGCGCATATCGAGTATTCGATGCGGATGCCTGAGGCGACCAGGCTGGCAAGAGAAGCAAGCGCGGCAGGTGATTTCAATGCAGCGCGGGCGCTCTGGGCAAAAGAGGCGGAGGATGGGAGGTTGTTCTATACCCGCGCCTTCCGCCGCGTGGACGCCTACATCGACGGGTTAGAACAGGGCACCGCCCACCTTGCCGAGCGTGGGGTGAAGTTGCCTTTTGCCGAGACCAAACGGACATTCCAGAAGTGGAAAGGGATGTGGGAGGAGTTCCACACCAGCAAGAATAAGCTGATCGAGGATTTCTTCAACGACCCCGCGGGCAAGTCTTTCGACGATGTGCAGAAGCAACTGGATTCGATGTACTCCAAGGCGATTGAGCAGGAGGATTTGTTCTCGCAGCAGTTGGATGACACGATTGCCGCGATGATTCCCAACCCCGACATGAAAGCCGCCTATACCAACGCCCGCGACGCGCTGGCGGAGCTGAGACGAGCAGACAAAGCGCAGGTGGCATCTATTCGCCGTGAGATTGCAGAACTACCCAAAGAAGAACGGCAGGCAAGGTGGAATGAGTTCTGGGCGGAGAGGGCAGCGCGCTACCATGAGATGAGGTCGGTGGACGCGGCAAGTATCATGATCCAGCAGGGCGACCCGCAGGCGATGAATGCGTTTCAGAGTGTGACGCGGGAGGTAAGGGAAGGTGAGTTTGATATTTATAGCCTGGCGAATGAATACGGGATACCGTCTGCTACGGATGCGGGCAAGAGGAATGACAGGCGAATACTAAGCACGGTGAATAAATATGCGCCGAAGGAAGGCAAAGCAGCAGGTGTAACGCTGGAAGAGGCGACGCAGATTCCACGCGGCGAACTTCCCCCGGAGGTAAGCGGGCGCTTTGAAGAGGAAGCCCGTCGCCTCATGGATGAACTCAACAGCGGCACCGGCCCGCAAGTCTCATCACCCAGGCAGGGACAGGGCGGTGAAGTAGTAAACATCCCGTCTACGAATGTTGACTGGTATAGGGATTTACCAAAGAACCTGCAAAACAAAAAGGCACTCAATGCAGCCCTAGAGAAAATTATCAAGGATAAGGGAAGCGACAAGGGTGTGAATGTCGAGCGCCTCAAAGAGATGATCATCGACAGGTTCCGGTATGGCTCAGAGACCGCACCGCCCGACTTGAAGGTATTGCAGCAATTGGGCGCAGACCGAAAAACACTTGAAAAAGCATTAGAGGAATATAACGATTTCACCAAGCAAGAGAACACCCTTGAGGATATTTTGGGTATCCTGCCTGACGCTACTAGGCCCTATTATGATGAGGCGGGTAACTTGGTGCAACCTGGCAAATACACGAAAGTCGCAGACATCCCTGAGGACGTAGCCCGCGCCGCCTTTGAAGCCCGCGCACAGGCGAAGGGAATCCAGCCCCTCTCCACTACCCGCCCGCAAGTCACCCCCAACTTTATCGCAGACGTAAACAAGGTCATCCCTAACCCCGCACCCATCGACCTCTCCCTCGACATGATGGCTTACGGCCGCCAGTATGGGCTCTTGGACGAGATCGCCGCGGGCGCCAAGACCGCCGCGAAACGCACCCCCACGATGCTCAAGGACTTGCCCCAGGAGTTGCAAGATGAAGTCATGCGGGCGGTAGGGCAGATCAAGAACGATTTTGCCTCCACGCGTTACCAGGCAATGAAGTTTGGCGAGTGGCGCAGAGACTCGGCACTCCTCAACTACAACAGGCGGACGAACTTCGATAACTATCTCGGGCACGTCGCGCCGTTCGTGTTTTGGTCTACCTCCTCAATGTTCCAGTGGGCAGTCGAGAGCATTGATAGACCCGCCATGCTCACCAACTACCTCCGGGCCAAGAAGTTCCTTGCCACATCTGGATTACAAAGGGACGGGATGGCGTCACGCACCAAAGGGAAGATACGCATTAGTGGAGCGTTCCAATGGTTCAACGATGTAACGGGGATTGACCTCCCCTTTGCCCCCGATTGGATGGGCGAGCAATTCATCGACCCCCTCAGGCTGGCTCTCCCCTTCGACAATTGGGCAGCGCCCTTTGAGCAGTTCCAAAAAGACCAGGAGGGCGCGGCGGGCAGAACAGAGCGGGTACTCGATCAACTGCTTGCCGAGGGCAAGATCGACCAGGATGAATACGACCGTGCGGTCGAGACGCAATCTGGCGCAACGTGGGACTACGCCGAAGGGTTGATGCAGCAAAACGATGATAGTGACCGATATGACGCCTGGGATTTCGGTACAGCGATGGCATCCCCCCACGCGCCGATCATGTGGGCGTACAATGCCGCCTTTGGGGACAAGGAAGATATTGGGCCGTTTGCTCCCCTTTCTCGGATCATGAGGAATGCCGCGACGATGCTGGGCGTGGAGGATTGGAATAACTCGAAGTACAACCTTGAGGCAAAGATACGCAGACAGATGGGCTTGAATAGTTACGACAAATGGGACGACTACCGCATCGACCGCTCGCTCTCCAATCTTGCGGGGGACGGCTCCTTTACGCCAGATGAGGTCAAGGAGGGCATGGCGATCTCCGCCCTCGTGCAGTCCGGCCAGATGACACCCGAACAAGCCAAGCAGCAGAGCGAGGCATATAGGGAGGCCGTGAAGCGCGCCAACCAGGAATATACGGGCGGCGCGGGGGCGTTTGCCCTGAGCCTCTTGGGTATCTCGGTGACTTCTGTTCCACAGGGAGAGAATAACCTGAGACGGTTGCAGGACGATTTCGGCAATGCCTACCAAAAATACAAGAGCGCTAATGATTCGCTTGAAAAGTTCTTGGAGGCGCACCGCGACATGGACGAGGAGGAGGCGGCGGAGTTATGGGAAAAGCAAAATCCGAAACTAGCAAAAGATGGCGACGCGCTCACAGAGTTCTTTGATAAATATCCCGAATACGAAACCCGTTTGGGGTTATTCGATAAGCCCGAGGAAAAGCTGCATAAATTCTACGTGGATGAAGTCTGGAAAACCTTCAACGAATTGCCGAAAGTGAACCAGGACGAAGCCAGGGAGCATCTGGGGCAGGATTTCCAGGATGCCTTTATGAACAAGGCGACCAGGGACTATGACTCCATCCCCACCGAGACAATGGCGGTCTGGCTGAAGATGATGCACACCGACCCGCTTGGCGGGCTGACGGCAGACCAGCGGTTACTTGTGAACCTGTATGGCAAAGTGCAATTCACCGACCCCGAAACCGCCAACCGTGTACAGGTGTTTTACGATACCCGCAAAGAGAACTTCACAGACTTTTATGATCAGCAGAGCGAGTATTACAAACTACCTAAGGCGCAGCGCAAGCAGTATCTTAGGCAACATCCCGAACTCGACCAGTATTGGACGTTTCGGAAAAATTTCATGAGAGATAACCCGGATTTGGTTCCGTATCTCACAGACGACGAAAAGGCGATCCAGCGCGCAAAGAACCAGACCAGGAATCCATCGGTTGCCATCCCCACTGCACAAGAGATCCGTATCAACTTGGACCGTGATACACAGGAGCTTTTGTATGATTACTTCCAATCGGGAGAACAGTTGCCACCCGTGGTTGTTCGTGAATTGGATTATCTCGGGCAGGGATACAACCTCAGCGGCGAGCAAATATTGAACATCCTCGGCGGCGGACAGTACAACGTTCGATAATTGTGCTATAATGCCGTCAATCTAAGCGGGCGCACGGCGCCCGCGAACAAGTGAATAAAAGCGACTCACAATTCTGTGGGTCGCTTTTTGCATTTTCACTTGCACCTGGCGCACACCGTCCTGGCGTACGGTGCCAGGGAGTGCAGGTGTACCAACCGAATCGAAAGGAAACGTAAACAATGGCCGCAAACCCGACTGTGGGCGCTGAGGCTGGGACTGGTGCGGAAGGCTCGCCAAGTCAACCCGTATCACCACAAGCACAGACGCCTATTGAGAGTGATGTTACCAAACTGTTAGCTGGACTTGGAGAAAGGTTCGACGGGCTCCAAAGGGAACTGCGAGGATTGCAGGGACGACAGGACAAAGCCGAGAACAATTTTCAACAACAGCTCGCCAGACTCGAAAGCTACGAAAAGCAAGGCTTGACGCGTGAGCAGGCAATCGCCGAGATGCAAAGCGACGATGCAGCCGAGATGCGCTGGACAAACCTTGAAAAGAAACTGGACGATTTGGCGGCGCGATTTGCAGGCGCAGGCACGCAGGCAAACGCACAGCAGAAGGTGGCACAGGTCTTTGAATCAATTGGGCTGGACGTGAAGGATCCGCGTGTGGCTTCTTCCCTGCTGAAGCAATATAAAGACGCCGATGCAGTGGAGTTGGAGGCATATCGGCTCTTGCACCAAATCCAGCAAAGCCCTAACCCCAACCCTGCCCAGCAGTCCTCCCTTAGCGGCGGAAACGCTGGCGGAAACAACCAGCCTAACCCGCTTGCCGTGGAACTCAATGAACTCATGGCGAATCCGACCCAAAATTGGAGGCGCATCAGCGAGATCAAGGGGCAACTGGACAAGGAGGGCTGGAAATAAATAGAAGGAAAATAACAAATGCCTCAAACAACGTTTGCTAACTCCATCCGCACTCGATATAGTTCCATCTATCTCGAAGCTGCGATGATGGCTCGATTGTACGACCAGCTCGCCCAACCCGTCGAAAAGGTTGGTGTAGAGCAGGCCGCCAGGCTTGGAACAAACATTCAGGTAGAGTTCCTGGCAGACATGGTTCCCGGCACAACCGCCATATCGACGACCGCCGATATCAACCCCCAAACATTGCGGGACGCCAAAGCGACCATCTCCCCTACCTCCCGCGGCGAAGCCCTGGAGCTTTCGGAGCAAGTAGACCTCAACGTATTCACCAACTATGCCGCGCAGCGCGTCAAAGCTGTTGGAAAGAACCAAATGGAAACGGTAGAAATCCTGGCGCGCGACGTCTCCTGTCAAGGCGGTATGGTATTTCGCCCCGCCGCTCGCTCGTCTTTGGATGCGGGCACATCAACCCATCGTTTGACAGATAGCCAGATGATCAAGGCTGGCAACCGCCTCAAGACCCTCAAGTCCCCGCCCTACATCGGCAATGGAAAAAATCAATACATGGCGATCATGCACGGCGATCCGTACACCGATTTGCTGGCGGGCGGGAATGTCATCAACGCTTTGATCTACCAGGACAAAGAATCCCTATTTGCTCAAGAACTCGGCTCTTACGACAATTTCAAGATCATCGTTGATCCGTGGGCCAAGGTCTTTGGCGCGGCGGGGGCAGCGAACGCCTCGGCGGTTGCTACAACCCTCTCCAGCGCCGCAAACGCCCTGGCGACTCAGATCGTCGTGGCTTCTGCCACCAACATCGCCGCTGGGGGACGTCTCTTCATCGGCACGATTGAGACAGGAAATACCCATTACGTCATCAACGAGACGGTCTATGTCTCAGACGCCTACTCCTCAGGCACAACCATCGACATCATTGGCGAGGGCGCGAATGGCGGCTTGCGGTTCGATCACGCCTCCGGCGCAACGGTCTCTAACGCAGACAATGCCTACCCGGTTGTGTTCGGTGGACCGATGAGCATCGCTAAAGCCTACGACGCCCTCACTGGTGAATATGGAGAGATGGTCGGGCCCAAGAAAAGCGGGCGCCTCGAGCAATTCGAGACTCTAGGCTGGAAGTTCTACGGTGGATACGGTCGCTGGGTGGAATCCTGGCTTGTCCGCGGCGAATTTTCATCCAGTGTGGACGCATAAGGAGAAACATCATGAGCGTTTATCCTCAATTCAAAAAGAGTGTGGCGAAAACAGCGTCCTATGCGCTTTTACCTACAGACCACGATCAGCGCTTTTCCAACGTCGGCGCATCTGGCGCAGTGACTTTTACCCTGCCGCCAATCGCCGACGTATGGGACGGCTGGAGCACAGAGTTTGCGGTACTGGCTAACCAAAACGTGACGATCACCGCCCCCTCTGGAAAGCTAATCGCCGGGAACAACACCGGCGCAACATCCATTGCCTTCTCAACTACCTCAGAGAAAGTAGGCAACTCGGTCTTGGTTTATTACGACGGCAACGCTGCCAAGTACGTCGCGCAGGTTCATCTGGCGACCGAGACCTTTACTCCAACCATTTCCTAACGGTTGGATATTCACAAACTAAGGGAGCGACGAGACTCGCTCCCTTTGGAGAATAAACAATGGCCGACAAAAACGAAGAGAAGAAAGCGGCTAGCCCCGCCCCCTGCGGACATGAGAACAAGCATTTCATTTCTGCCGTAGACCCCGCCACCGGCAAAGTGCTCAACGAGGACAAATTGATTTGCGCCCTCGGCAAAGGACACGAAGGCGACCACGAAGCGGACTACCTCACCCTATCGGGTGGCTTGGTAGTCAAAAAGCGCGCTGCCTGGACTGACGCGGCGGGCGAACCGGCTGCGTAACACAACAAGAGGGCGGGGATAACCCGCCCTCTCTTCCTAGTGGATTGCATTGTCATTGGGAACGGCGAGTCGCTAAACCGTACGCCTCTGGAGAAACTGGCAAAAAAGTTTGACACTTTTGGCTGCAATCGTATCCACCTTCTGCCTTTCCGCCCGACCTATTATGTCCGTGTAGAGCCGCCTGCTTTCGACGGCACAGCAAAGCAGTTCTTTGAAGAGTGTCGTCTGCACATCGAAAACGATGAGTATTGCATCTTCCCTTCCGGCTGGCGGGAGGAGCTGGGCGAGTATCCAAACGTGGAATACGTCGAGGTGTGCAGACGGTTCAAGTATCACCACCTCTCTAGGAAGTTCCACGATGCCTGGCACCTGCCCACCCTCTGCGACGCGAACGCTGTAACCGCCATGATGCAAATCGCCGCTCTCAAAGGATACAGTCGGATCATCCTTGTTGGCTGTGACATCAGCGGCGAACATTTTTCCAGACAAGACAACGGCATCGTGGACGCAGAGCGGCTGCGACGCGTGCATGAGGTTGCAAAAACCTCCTGTCCCATCCCGATTTTCAACGCCACCCTTGGCGGCGCCTTGGATGTGTATCCGAGAATAGAAATGAGTGCGCTATGCTAATCACTCCGACCTACACCAGGAAGAAAAGCAAATTCGGTAAATTCTATCTTTCCGCAATGGTCTCTTTTGGACGCGTGCGGGAGTTTAGGCGGGTGCATAAAACAGCCACCGAAGCACAAGACTACGCAAAGCGGGCTGCAAGGCGTTTTATTGGATTGTTTGGCAATGCCTAAGCAGAAATCCTTTACGGTCGTCGCTCGTAACCAAAAGGCCGTCCGTGAGGGCGTGACCACCTCGCGCGGAAGGAAATCTTTCAACGGCAAATCCGCCCTACAGGTGTACGACCAGGGAGAGGCGGAGGAAATTCAGGCTCGCCACAAACGGGACGTGAATGTCATAGAGGATGAGCGCCACGAATGGCACCTCAAGCACGACCGTCAGACGGATGGAAAAAACGTGGACATTCATCACTATACATTTTCAGGTGTGGATACATCGCATTTCAAGGTATGGGTTGTGCGTAACAGAAAACTAGCCCGCGTCACCAAGGCAGTCGCCAAGGCGAAGGGCTACAAGATCGTTTCGAGCGCCAAGCAGAAGCCAGAGGTGAAACATGGCATATAGCGCAACGCAATTGCAACTTACCCAAGTCCTCCAGCAGCTCTTTCGACGCCTGGGCGGTAAAGTCACACTCGCCACAGGTGGAAGCACATCCACCATTATCGACACGAAGCTGGCGGACGAGCTGGCAGACGGCAACGAGGACGACATCTTCAATGGCGGCGCCGCGATTGTGATCGAGGATGCAGGCGGAGCGAACGCCGCGCCTGAGGGCGAATTTTCCCGCGTGACAGATTACGTCGCCTCCTCACAAACCCTGACCCTCTCCCCTGCCCTGACGACTGCCATTGCTTCTGGTGATCGTGTTCTCATTGCTCCTCCAGACTTCCCCCTCTACGACATGATCGAAGCGGTGAACGATGCGCTCAAATATCTTGCACGCATCCCCCGCTTTGATACCTCCATCGCCACCGCCGCAAACCAGACTGAGTACACCCTGCCGCTGGCGCTCAAGGGCAGACAGATCTTAGGGGTAGAAATCCAGGGCATTACCACCGACTCCAACGACAACCGCTGGATTCCCGTCCCCAACTGGCGCATAGGGTACGCCGCGGCAGGCTCTACGGGCACACTGATCCTCCCGCAATTTACCACTGGCTACACTATACGCATCGCCTACCTTGCCGAGCACAGCAGGGTTTCCGCCTACGCCGATTACATCGACGAACACTTCGACCGCAACCTCGTTCATGCTTGCGTTTTTGCTCACGCGCTGCAATGGAAGAACGACCGCGACGCCCTCTCCGGTGGCGCCGACAACGCCACGCTTGCCCTGGAGCAGAAGGCCTGGAGTCAGTTAGATCGGGAGCTTGTCCGCAACGCGGTACAGATCCCGCCGCGCACGATACAGGGTATGGTGCATTGGCAGGCTGGCAAGGTGGTTGACGAGTTCCGGCCCATCCCGCCCCCATAAACAATAACTCCCGCATTTCTGCGGGAGATCAAAGCCTGATGAGGAGGCTCTGATGAATGAGATTGTAACAAAAGTTTGTAAGAAGTGCAAAAAAGAAAAACAGATTCATGAGTTTCGTGAACGCGCTCGATATAAAGACGGAATAGATTCTTGGTGTAAGCAGTGCCACAAAGACAAAAATGACAAGTGGCAGACAGAAAACAAAAAACGAGTGAAAGAACTGAACCATCTTTCTTATGAGCGCAACAAGGAACACAAAAACAACAAAGCTAAACAATGGAAGGTTGATAACCCAGAGAAAGCAAAAGAGTCTACTTTAAAGTGGAGGTTGTTGAACTGGGAGAGATTCAAAAGTAAAGCGCGTGCTTGGTGGAAAAGAAACCCACTCAAGCCACTGGAGTATCACGCAAACCGCCGCGCAAGAGCGTTAGGCAACGGCGGAACTTTTACAGATAAAGACTGGAAAGAGATTTTAGAAAAGTACGGTGAGCGATGCTTGAAATGTGGAAGCACAGACAGAATCCAACCCGACCACGTTGTCCCTCTCGCTCTTGGTGGAAGAAACGACAAGAGCAACATTCAACCTTTATGTAAACGGTGCAACGCAAGGAAGCACGCAAAGATTGAGGATTACCGACCGCGATGATAAGACCTGGAATTTCTAAATTCGATTGGGAGATTGAATTAACCGACACCAAGAGCAAAAAGAAATATGGGCTCAAGGTGCCGCAGGGCTCGCTTCAGATTGGGACAATCTCTCAGGATGATACCGTCTATGTTCGCAACGTAGGCAAACGCGTCGGGGACTTCGACGAGCAGCGCGGTTGGAAAGCAGGACGAGGGATAGAAAACCTATCCGAGAACGCCGAAGGGTATTGGGATAGCCTCAACGCCTGGACGCTCACGCCCGGGCATGTTCACCAGGCCTTGCAGTGGTATCACGCGCGGGGACTCAGGAATGAGGATATGTACATGCCGACCCGTGCCAACGGTGACGTGCAGTTTGTCCCCCTCCTTGGCTCCAATCTCTATATCGCCAATTCCTTTTCTGCCTCCGCCTCCTACTCGGCAGACAAGGGGTATTTGTGGGTAAGGCGGCGCGGCTCGCCTGGCGCCCTGACCTTCCGCCTGATGTCTAGCAGCGGCGGCTCTCCAAACGCCGCCCTCCAGACGGTGACGAAGGGCATTTCCGACATCAACGACTTTGTGAGCGTGTACCAACTCTTCGACTGGACTTCCACACAAAGCCTGACCTCCGGTACAACGTATTGGGTATCCATTCACGGCGCGACCACAGACGACCGCGACAACCATTGGGAAGTAGGGGTAGACCCCGATGCTTCAAGCGGGAAAACATCCTCAGATGGCTCTAGCTGGAGCGCCGCCTCGTTTGCGCTGTACTACCGCGTGACCGATGTGGACACCTCAAGGCGCTGGTACCGTTTTGTGCTGCGCGAGGCCTTCTACATCGTTGATCGCAAGGATGATAACTCTACCGCCTCCGTGATGTACATCAACGGCGACCGGGGGATGGCGACCGCCGGAGCCTCTTCCAGCCTGACCGACTCTGCGAAATCGTGGACAACGAACAGGTGGGCAAATGCTTACGTGAAGATCATTGCAGGCACGGGTGTGCAAAACCTGCCGAAGAAGATTCTTTCCAACACCGGCACTGTCCTCACCATCGACGGGACGTGGGAAACGAACCCCTCTACAGATAGCCAGTATGTGATTTATGCGACCGAGTGGTTCACGCAAGTGACCTTCT